ACAAAACGCAGCCTGTTGATCCAAAATTTGCGGAATGGCAGCGGAAGAACTCCAATTGGTTCCAAAAGGACGAGGAGATGACCGACGCGGCAATGGGACTGCATAAGAAGTTGTATCGTGAGTACGGCCCTGAATATATTGGTACTGACGATTACTACGAGCGTATTGACAAAACAATACGTAAACGGTTCCCAGAAGCCTTTCCAGATTCTTCTAATAAAGAAGAAGCCGAGGTACAGAAACCTCAAAAAAGTAAGCCGAGTACAGTCGTTGCTTCAGCTAAACGGAGCACGGCTCCGAAGAGCATTAAATTGACCGCGACACAAGCTGCGCTGGCGAAAAAATTTAAGCTAACCCCGGAGCAATATGCCCGTGAAGTACTCAAATTGGAGAACAGATAATGGCTGAGAACAGACTTACTCGTGAAATGGAAGCTCGTACCCAACAGGAACGCCCCAAGCAGTGGGCACCTGCGGAATTATTGCCCGAGCCGGATAAGCAACCCGGTTTTGCGTACAGGTGGATTCGTGTCTCGACCTTGGATAAGGCCGACCCCCGTAACCTCTCATCGAAGTTGCGTGAAGGTTGGGAGCCAGTAAAAGTGTCTGAGCAACCTAAGTTTCAACTGCTAATCGACCCCAATAGTCGCTTCAAGGACAATATTGAGATCGGTGGGCTGGTGCTTTGCAAAACGCCTGAAGAGTTTGTAAACCAGCGTAATGAATATTATGCGAACCAAACTCAAGCTCAGACGACTGCAATTGACAACAGCTTTATGCGAGAAAGCGATTCGCGTATGCCACTCTTTGCGGAGCGGAAATCGTCGACATCGTTTGGCAAAGGTTAATAACTTTTTTGGAGTCCAATTATGGCTTATCCGACTGTATCAGCCCCTTACGGGTTTAAACCGGTCAATCTGATCGGCGGTCAGGTATTCGCGGGCCAGACTCGTGAAATCCCGATTGCAGCAAACTACGGTACCACAATCAATAACGGTGACATCGTTCGTATTTCGAGCGGCACTATCGTTAAAGAAACAGGTACTACCACCGTCTCGGCAACAGGCGTTGTGGGTGTATTTCTTGGTTGCAGCTACACTAACCCGACTACGGGTCAAAAGCAGTTCGTCAACTACTACACCGCCAGCACCAATGCTTCGGACATTCTGGCTTATGTGGCAGATGATCCTGACCAACTGTTCCAAGTGGCTGTGACTGGCGGTGCAACTTCGACCACCATCACCGGCATTTCTACCCTCGTGGTAGGCGACAACTTGGCTATTTCGCAGCCTGCTTCTAACGCCACGATTTCGGGTAACTCCAACATCGGCGTGTATGACTCTGGCTCGAACACTGCCTTTACTCTGCCCGTGCGTGTCATCGCCGGTGTTCCTGAATCTGTTGATTCCAGCGGCAACTACACTGAACTTATCGTTAAGTGGAACGTACCGTACATCACCTTGACCGAAGGCACCCCGAACACCGTTGCTTATAACGGCGGGCATTCGTATCTCAACCCGACTGGCGCAGCAAGCGTATAAGGAGCATTTAAATGGCTATTTCACGCGCACAACTACTGAAAGAGCTACTCCCCGGCTTGAACGCTTTGTTCGGTCTTGAGTATGCTCGTTATGGTGAAGAACACAAAGAAATCTACGAAACTGAGACTTCTGAGCGTTCCTTCGAAGAAGAAACCAAGCTGTCTGGCTTCAGCGCAGCGCCGGTTAAAAATGAAGGTTCGGCGATTGCGTATGACAATGCGCAGGAAGCTTGGACTGCTCGCTACAACCACGAAACCATCGCTCTGGGTTTCTCGCTGACCGAAGAGGCCATCGAGGACAACCTGTACGACAGCCTGTCTGCTCGTTACACCAAGGCGCTGGCTCGTGCTATGGCTTACACCAAGCAAGTCAAAGCAGCAAACGTGCTGAACAACGGCTTCTCAGCGTCCTACCCCGGTGGCGACGGTAAAGCTCTGTTCGCAAACAACCACCCACTCGTCTCTGGCGGCACCAACTCGAACATCCCTTCGACTGCTGCTGACCTGAACGAAACCTCGCTGGAAAACGCTGTGATTCAGATCGCTGCGTGGACTGACGAACGTGGTCTGCTGATCGCAGCCAAGCCCCGTAAGCTGATTGTCCCTCCTGCTCTCCAGTTCGTTGCTACTCGTCTGTTGGAAACCGAACTCCGCGTCGGCACTAACGACAACGACATCAACGCCCTGAAGAACAATGGTTCGATCCCAGAAGGCTATACGATCAACCACTTCCTGACCGACACAAACGCATGGTTCCTGACCACTGACGTTCCAAACGGCATGAAGCACTTTGTTCGTACCCCGCTGGCTAACTCGATGGATGGTGATTTCGATACTGGTAACGTCCGTTACAAGGCTCGTGAGCGTTATTCCTTCGGCTGGTCAGACCCTCTGGGCATGTACGGCTCGCAAGGCGCGTAAGAAATGGGGGGCTTTCGCCCCCCATTTTTGTATGATATAAAGTAGTAACCCGGGATTATCCGGTGCGTTCGAACAGGCTCCCGGCCTGACTTCATGCAGATCGACGCACCTAACCGCATGAGGAAAAATATGGCTCTCTCTACTACCCAAAGTATCTGGCGTTCGGGCGGCGGCGACACAACTCGCACCGCATATTGTGGTTCTGGCATCATGGCTGCTCAGTTCTACATCGCTGATGCTTCCGCTTCTGGCAACGTCAAAGTCTCTTCGACCGCTGGCGCTCCTAACCTTATTCTCCCCGCTGGCGCTGTTGTTCTGTCTGTCGTGATTAACGACGCAGGTTCCGGCTCTATCGATCTGGGCACAACAGGCTACACCTCCGGCACAGCTTCTCCTGCGGCTATTGCCAACAACCTGTCTGTTGCCTCGGCTGGCGTTGTGACTTCTGGTCTGACCCTGACTGCCTCGACCGAAATGGCTTACGTGACTTCGCGTGATGACACTTCTGGCACCGGCACAGTTGGCGGTTATATCACTTACTTCGTCGCCGATCCGCTGGTTGGTCAGCAGAACGTCTAATTAGGGGGTCGCTATGACCATGCAATATGACGTTAAGTCGGCGCAGGTAACTTCTACCAATACAGCGTACGCTGATACGACCCGTGTAAAAGCGGTGACTATCAGTTACGCCTCCGGTGGTACGGTTGTCTTAAAAGACGGCGGTTCTGGCGGCACTACGCGATTTTCATTTACGGCTCCCGCTGCGGCAGGTTCGGTACATATTCTGTACCCCGGCGAAGGCATCAAGTTTAATACTGATGTCCATGCAACTCTGTCGAGCGCAACTATTGTGGTGTTCTATGGCTAAGACTCCAGCATGGCAGCGTAAGGAAGGTAAATCCGAGAAGGGCGGCTTAAATGCGA